AGTCAACGGTATGGCCGAAAGAATGTTTAACGTAAAAGCCTACTCTCAAGATCCCTATGGTGTAAGCAAGCGTACTAAATATATGGAATCTATACAGAGGGATATGGAGACCAAGGTTTTCAACGATCAAGCTATAGAGCTGTTTAATATCGATCTTTATGAAAATAAGAAAGAAGATTTACCAGACACTAAAGAAGAGTTAGATCTACACATGCAGCTAAATTACAAGCAGGCAGTAGAGTTGGCTAACGAGCAAGCTATTAACGTTTTGTTAGATGGCAGTAAGTATGATTTAGTTAGGCGTAGAATGCTTTACGATCTAACTGTCTTAGGCATTGGGTGTGTTAAAACGAATTTCAACTGGAGTGAGGGAGCTACGGTAGAGTATGTTGACCCTGCTAATATAGTTTATTCATATACTGAATCGCCATACTTTGAGGACATATACTACATAGGTGAAGTAAAAACAATACCTATTAATGAGTTAGCTAGAGAGTTTGACAGCTTAACCGAGAGTGATTTAGAGGATATACACAAAAACTCTAGCAAGAGGTATACGTCTGGACGAAGGATAACTGAGTCAGACAAAAATAAGGTACAGGTTCTTTACTTTAACTACAAGACTTATACTAACGACGTATATAAAATCAAAGAGACTGGTAGTGGTGGATATAAGGCGATAGAAAAACCAGACACATTTAATCCTCCGAATGATAAAGAAGGTGGATATTCAAGGTTGCAAAGATCTATAGAGTGCGTATTTGAAGGCGCTATGATCCTTGGAACTGATAGATTAATTAAGTGGTGTAAGTGTGAAAACATGATGCGCGAGAAATCAGATTTTAACAAAGTTAAAATGAACTACGCGTTAGTTGCTCCACGAATGTATGAAGGACGTATTGAGTCTTTAGTTGGTAGAATTACCGGGTTTGCTGATATGATTCAGTTAACACATCTTAAGTTACAGCAAGTGATGTCGCGCATGGTTCCTGACGGAGTATACCTTGACGCCGATGGACTTGCTGAAGTAGATTTAGGTAATGGCACAAACTACAATCCGCAGGAAGCGCTTAACATGTTCTTCCAGACCGGTAGTGTAATTGGTAGAAGCTTTACGTCTGATGGTGATCCTAATCCAGGAAAGATACCTATTCAGCAGATATCAAACGGCCAGGGAGCTGGGAATAAATTACAAGCGCTTATAGGTAACTACAATTATTATCTACAAATGATCCGTGATGTAACGGGTCTTAACGAGGCAAGGGACGGCAGCATGCCAGACCCTAAGTCTTTAGTTGGAGTGCAAAAGATGGCGGCTGCAAATTCAAACGTAGCAACGCGCCATATTTTATTAGGATCAATGTTCTTGACAGCAGAGGTTGCTGAGGCTTTGTCACTAAGGGTTTCTGATATATTAGAGTATTCCCCAACCGCAGATGCTTTTGTACAAGCTATAGGTGCTCACAACGTAGCTACGCTTAAAGAAATGTCAGAACTTTATCTATATGATTTTGGTATATTTTTAGAATTAGAGCCAGACCAGGAAGAAAAACAACTGTTAGAAAATAATATCCAAACAGCACTGGCCCAGAAGTTAATAGATTTAGATGATGCAATAGACATCAGAGAAGTCAGGAGTCTAAAATTGGCCAACCAACTTCTTAAAATAAAACGCCGAAAGAAAGCTGATAGAGATCAAAAGATGCAACAGCAAAACATGGAGGCTCAAGCTCAAGCTCAAGCGCAAGCTCAGCAGGTTGCATCTCAAGCTGAAATGCAAAAGAACCAGCAGAAGTCTAGTAGTGACCAACAACTAGAAGCATTGAAAGCCGATACTAAACTTAAACACCTTCGTGAAGAGGTAGCATTAAAGAAAGAGTTAATGCAATATGAGTTTGAGTTAAACCAGCAGTTGCGCAATGAAGAGAGAATATCTAGCGAAAGAATGGAAGGCATGAAAGAAGACGGTAAAGATAGACGAGAAAAAGTAAAAGCTCAAGCTAAAAAATTTGAATCTTCAGGTAATGATATACTTGGAGGTGGAATAGGCTTAGATAAGTTTACTCCTCAAATAGGAAGTTAATTAATTATATAATATTTTATCATGGAAAATGAAAATCAAACAGATCTTGAAGAAGCAATCAACGAGGTCGAAAATGAAACTCCACAAGTAGAAGAGGTTGTAGAAGAACAACCCGAACTTGATTTAGAAAAATTTGAAAGCAAAGATGATCCAAGTATCATCAAAGTAGATTTAAGTAAACCGATAACCAATGAAACTCAAGAAAGTGACTCTAACGACTCACGAGTGGCTGGAGGCGATGAAAGTCCCGAGCCCACACAAGAACAAGAAGAAGTACAACCGGAAGGAGAAGTACAAGGAGAAGTACCAGTACTAGAAGATGTAACTGAAGAGGTAGAAGAGCTTGGTGAAGAAGCAATTGAGGCTATTGAAGAAGCCGAGGTTACAGGTAAACCACTTCCAGAGAACATCCAAAAATTAATGGATTTTATGGAAGACACCGGCGGAGATCTTAATGACTACGTTAATCTCAATAGGGATGTGAACGATTTAGACAATCAAGACGCATTGCGAGAGTACTACAAAAGAACTAAACCTCATCTAGACTCGGAAGAAATAGACTTCCTCATGGAAGACAATTTCTCATTTGACGAGGACGTAGATGATGCTAAAGATATTAAACGTAAAAAATTGGCCCTCAAAGAGCAAGTTGCCGAGGCCAAGACCTACTTAGACGGGCAAAAGTCTAAATACTACGAAGAGATTAAAGCTGGAAGCAAGCTCACGGGTGAGCAGCAGAAAGCGATTGATTTCTTCAACCGATACAATAAAGAGTCAGAGCAGACGCAAAAAGTAGCTCAACAACAGAAGTCTAGATTTAACAAGAGAACCGAGCAGGTTTTCAATGACAAGTTCAAAGGTTTTGAATATAACGTCGGAGATAAAAAATTTAGATACAACGTTAAGGATACAGGTCAAGTAAAGGAAACACAAAGCGACATTAACAACTTTATCAAAAAGTTTTTGAATAAAGAGGAGATGATGGAAGATGCTAAAGGTTACCACAAAGGTCTGTATACAGCTATGAACCCCGACGCAGTCGCTAATCACTTTTACGAACAAGGCAAGGCAGACGCACTAAGAGAAAGCGTGGCCAAGGCTAAAAACATAAGCACTACGGCTAGATCAACTCAAGGTCAACCACAGGGTGGTATAAAAGTAAGAGCGCTAGGTGATGATTCTAACTCTTTTAAGTTCAAAATTAAAAATAAAAAATAACAATTAAAATTAAGAAAAGATGGCAATTACTGCAGGAAGTAATTTGAATAGTGTAGCTGCTTCACAGCAACAAACGCTAGCATCGAATTACATCGATTTTACAAGTAGCGCAACCGCAGGTTGGGCACAACAATATTTACCAGACCTAATGGAGAAAGAAGCTGAAGTGTTCGGACAAAGAACAATTTCAGGATTCTTAGCACAAGTAGGCGCTGAAGAGGCAATGTCAGCTGATCAAGTTGTATGGTCTGAACAGTCACGTTTACACCTATCATACGTATGTACGGTAGATGCTGACGGTGATACAAACGGTACACTTACAATTACTACTGATATCGACGGAAATGCGTTGACCACTACTCACGGAATCCGTGTGAATGATATCGTTCTAATAGCGCAAGCTGGTGTTGTAGTTAAAGCTTTAGTAGTAGAAACACCGGAATCGGCTGTTGTTACTGTTGAGCCTTACGCTACAGCTGCTTTATCAACTCTATCTGACGGTACAGCTACTGTACTAGTTGTTGGTTCTGAGTACGGTAAAGGACAGTCTTACTCTGACATCACTGGTACTCACAACTCTGAGAGACGTACTGCTTTGACTCCAACGTTCAAGTCGTACACTAACAAGCCAATTATCATGAAGGATTACTACGAGATCTCTGGATCTGATGCTTCGCAAATTGGTTGGGTTGAAGTTTCTGGCGAAGAAGGACAAAGTGGTTACCTATGGTATTTAAAGGCTGAGGGCGATACTCGTGCTCGTTTCACTGATTACTTAGAGATGGCTATGCTTGAGTCTGAAAAAGCTAACGATAACTCACTTATTGGTTTTGCTGACAAGCAAATCCGTGGTGCAGCTGACGCTGGTGTTAATGCTGGTACTGAAGGTTTATTCGCGGCTATTGAGTCTCGTGGAAACGTGACTTCAGGTGTTACAGGCGTTAACGCTGCTACTGACCTAGCTGAGTTCGACGCTATTTTAGCTGAGTTTGATAAGCAAGGTGCGATTGAAGAGAACATGATGTTTGTAAATAGAGCTACGTCTCTAGCTATGGATGATATGCTTGCTTCTATGAATTCTTATGGTGCTGGAGGTACTTCTTACGGAGTATTCGAGAACGATGAGGATATGGCTCTTAACTTAGGATTCTCTGGATTCCGTCGCGGATCTTACGACTTCTACAAGTCTGACTTCCGTTACTTAAACGATAAGGCTACTCGTGGTGGTATTAATGACCGTGCTGGTAGCGCTGCTATCCGCGGAGTTATGATTCCAGCTGGTACATCAAGCGTATACGATCAATCACTAGGCAAGAACCTTAAGCGTCCTTTCCTACATGTTCGTTACAGAGCGTCTAACACTGATAACCGTAAGCTGAAGACTTGGACTACTGGTTCAGTTGGAGCTGCGACATCAGCGCTTGACGCAATGCAAATCCACATGTTATCTGAGCGTTGCTTAGTAACTCAAGGTGCAAACAACTTCATGTTGATGAAGTAAGATTATATTTGACGAAACTACCTCACCTTCGGGTGGGGTAGTTTTATATTAACTTTTATTATATTATATTATGGCAAAAAAGAAAAATGAAGAGGTAGTACAAGAACCTCTAGTAGAAGAGACAGTTATGGTTGAAGAAGCTCCGGAAGAAGTTTACGTAGAACCTAAACCAAAACGAGTTGAAAAAAAGAACAAAATTCTAACCGACGGTTGGGAGTTAAAAGATAGGATATACAGGCTTAAAGGTAATAAAAAGCCCTTGTCACGATCTGTTAAAGGCGCTAACATACATTGGTTTGACGAAGAAAAAGGATATGAAAGGGAGCTTAAATATTGCTCTAATCAAAGAACATGCTTCGTAGACGAAATGAAGGGCGATCAAAGAATGGAGCATATTATTTTTAGAAGCGGTATACTTATAGTAGAAAAAGAAAAAGTTGTATTACAAAAACTACTTTCTTTATATCACCCAGATAGAAATACAATGTTCTATGAAGAGAAACCTATTGCTAAGGCAGCTCATGACATTGAATATTTAGAAATGGAAGTCGAAGCCTTAAACGCTGCGATAAACTTAGATATTGATATGGCAGAAGCTGTATTAAGAGTAGAAATGGGTTCTAAGGTATCTAAGATGAGTTCTAAGGAGCTTAAGCGTGATCTACTACTATACGCAAGGAACAACCCTATTTTGTTCTTAGAGTTAGTTAATGATGAAAACGTAATGCTTAGAAACATAGGTATTAAAGCAACTGAAATGGGGATATTGAGTTTGTCTCCTGATCAAAGAACATTTAGTTGGACTTCTAACGGTAGAAAACTAATGAACGTTCCATTTGATGAGCACCCTTACTCAGCTTTA